TGGAGAATCTACAAAAGCTATGTCTGTATTTGAAGTCGCAGATGGAGACGCAGCAAGTGGAATAACAGCAGGACAATTTATAACTTTAAAAGATCAAGAAGGACTAATAGTAGAATATGTTGTAACAGACACAGGTGGTGGTGGTACAGCTACAAATACTAATGATACTGCTGGCGCTCTTACAGTTGCAACAGATACAACTCACACTGTAAATTCAACAGGAACAGGCGCTACTAAAGCATGTTCTGTAGGTATTGATATAACAGCAGCTGATACTCAATATGTGTTTATAGCTGCATTATTTGCTGCAATTGAACACGCAAATGGACATAATGGTACTATAGATGCAATAGATACTACTGGAGGAGCAGCCGCAGATGGTGCACAAAACGTACTTTTTGTAATGTTGAGAGCGGGAGAACATGGTAATATTGAAATAATTTCAAACAATATAGCTAATTTAACAGCTCGTGATTTTTCAGGTGGAAATGATCCAGTATTAACAGGATTAATTTATCCTTCTAAAGTTGCATCTGGAACACCAAATTTACAAACATCTGCAATAGATGTATTAGCTAGTCTTAGTAGTTCTAATGGTTTTGGGGTTTCACTTAATAATGGTATTCAATCAGCAACAGAATTTACAGCCTCATTAAACCCAATAAATACTAACTATTTATTTAAATATATAGGGTATACTCCAAATAATAGCAAAACAGGAGCTAATGAATATGGAGGTACTTCTGGATATACACATTTAAATTTTAAATCACTACAAACAGATCTTAATTCAACAGGACATTTAGGAGCTTATACTAATGGAGCTCTTTATACAGGTTCATCAGCATATGATAATGGAGAAAATGTAGCAGATTTAGTAGCATATGGATCTGGTTCAAATGTACAATTTTCTTTAATATCAGCAGCTGGAGCAGAATTTAATGGTAATATAGCTAAAACAGAAGGATATGGATATGCTACTACACCTTGGATTCAATCTCAAATAGCTTTAGGTAGAAAACAATTATTTAGATTTCATACTTTAGACCATGGTGATGGTACTAGTAGATTATATAAAATATCTATTGCTAATTTAAGAGAACCAGCAGATATAGATAATGAAGAACAATATTCAACATTTTCTGTTATTATAAGAAAATATAACGACACAGATAAAAATCCAGTTATCCTTGAACAATATAATAATTGTACTTTAGACCCAGATTCACCAAGATATATTTCAAGAATGATTGGTGATAGATATCCAGATTATAATGAAACTTTAGATAAAGTAGAATTAAAAGGAAATTACCCAAATGTTTCACATTATGTTAGAGTAGAAGCAGATAATGCAGTAGAAGAAAGATCTCTTTCTCCAAAAATATCACCTAAAGGATTTAAGGCAATCCAAAATACATTTACTTCAGCTTCTTTAGCTACAAGATGTATAATTCCTTCAGCTTCTTATGATGGTGTTCAACAAGTAGGAACAGATGGAGTTTATAATAGTAAAGGATATTTAGGATGGAAATTTAAAGAAAAAAATGCAGATAATGAAAACTTTATAGGTGCATTACCTACTTTAGTAGAATCTAATATAGCTGGTGATTTTAATGTTGAAAATTATTTTGGCCATGCAGATGCTGGTTATGATTTTACAGCTGCAGGAACAGGTTCTTTAAGTGCTTCAGTTTCTACAACAGGAGGAGACGGACCACATGCTAGCCAATTAAAATTTACAGTACCTTTCCAAGATGGCCAAGATGGTTTAGCACCATGGACAGTAAAACAAGTAGGATCTTATATTACAGCTGACAATTTATATGGATTTGATTTAGATGGAACAGCTAAAACAGGATATAAGGCGTATAAAAAAGCTTTAGATATTTTATCTAATCAAGATGAATACGATATTAATATGTTAGCTATACCAGGTGTAATTAAAAATCTTCATAGTTCAGTATGTAATTTAGGTATTGATATGTGTGAAGAAAGAGGAGACGCTTTCTATGTGATGGATTTAACAGCAGTAGATGCCTCAGTAAATCAAGCAGTACAAGATGTAAGTGGATTAGATTCAAATTATGCAGCAGTATATTATCCTTGGGTTAAAGTACTTGATACAAATAAAAATAAACCAACATTAGTCCCTCCTTCAGTAATAGTACCTGGAGCTATAGCAGCTTCAGATAGGATTGCTGCTGAATGGTTTGCACCAGCAGGTTTAAATAGAGGTGTTTTAGGAAATGTAATAGAAGCTAAAATAAGATTAAATCAAGCTGAAAGAGACACATTATATGATAATAAAATTAACCCAATAGCAACATTCCCACAAACAGGGGTTTGTATTTGGGGCCAGAAAACATTACAAGAAAGATCAACAGCATTAGATAGAATTAATGTTAGAAGATTATTGATAGCTCTTAAGAAATTTATTGCAAGTTCTTCTAAGTATTTAGTATTTGAACAAAATACAACAGCAACAAGAAATAGATTCTTAAATATTGTTAATCCATACTTAGAATCAGTACAACAAAGACAAGGATTATATGCATTTAGAGTTGTAATGGATGAAACAAATAATACACCAACAGTAATTGATAGAAATCAATTAGTAGGTGCTATTTATTTACAACCAACTAAAACAGCTGAATTTATAATACTAGACTTTAATGTATTACCAACAGGAGCTACATTCCCTGCATAAAAAATGAAAAAATTTATATTTATAATAAAACAAGAAAAATAAAATAAAAGATGGCGATATTAAATACAAATGAAATGATGTTTACAGCATTTGAACCTAAATTACAAAATAGGTTTATAATGTACATCGATGGAATTCCAGCATACTTAATTAAAAAGATACAAAGACCAAATATTTCTTTTAATGAAGTAGTACTTGATCATATTAATGTAAAAAGGAAATTAAAAGGAAAAGCAACATGGAATAATGTCACTTGTGATTTATATGACCCAGTAACACCATCAGGAGCTCAAGCAGTAATGGAATGGATTAGATTATCACATGAATCAGTTACTGGTAGAGATGGTTATTCTGATTTTTATAAAAAAGATATTAGAATTAATACATTAGGACCTGTAGGTGATGTTGTTGAAGAATGGATATTAAAAGGAGCTTATTGTCAAACAGCCAATTTTGGGGATATGGATTGGACATCAGATACTCCAGCTAATATTAATTTAACTATAGTAATGGATTACGCTATCTTAAATTACTAATATATACTTATTTTTTGTAAAAAGGTGCTATTTTTAGCACCTTCTTTATTCTACATATATGTATATCTGAACTAGTTTTTAATAAAAATAACGTTATGCAAACAAACACAGAAAATAAACAACAATTTCCAACAGAAGAAGTTACTTTACCTTCAAAAGGGTTGTTATATCCAAAAGATTCTCTTTTAAGATCAGGAAAAATAGAAATGAAATATATGACTGCTAAAGAAGAAGATATCCTTACAAATCAAAATTATATAAATAATGGAACTGTAATAGATAAGTTGATAAAATCACTTATTGTTACTCCAATTAATTATAATGAATTATTAATAGGTGATAAAAATGCAATATTAGTAGCAGCTCGTATTTTAGGATATGGTAGTGATTATGAATTTTCATATGCTGGAGAAGATTATACAATTGATTTAACAAAAATAGAAGATAAAGAATTAAGTAAAAATGTTACAAATGTAGGTAAAAATGAATTTGATTTTACTTTACCTGCTTCTAAAATTAAAATTACATTTAAATTATTAACACATGGTGATGAAAAATCAATAGCGGCTGAATTAAAAGGTCTTAAAAAAATTAATAAAAATGCATCTCATGAATTAACTACAAGATTAAAACATATTATTTTATCTTTTAATGGTGAATATGATAAGTCAAAAATTAGAGAATTTGTAGATAATCAACTGTTAGCTAGAGATGCAAGATCTTTAAGAAAAAAGATAGCAGAAATTCAACCGGATGTTGATTTAAAACACACAGTCGAGGATAATAATGGGGACCTCGTAGAAGTACCAATACCCATTGGGATCAACTTTTTTTGGCCTGACGTCGAAGTATAGGACCTCCCTATTTTCCCAAATACATGACCTAGTGTTCCATGGCGGCGGTGGATTTAAACACTCAGAAGTATACAACATGCCTATTTGGATGAGGAATTTTCACACTCGAAAGATTAGTGAATATAATAAAAAACAAAATGAAGAAATGAAGAAACAAAATTCTCAAATTTCTTCAGAAGTTGCTAAAGGACCAAATATAAATCCTTCATCAATATATAATATTCCGAAGTAAGGTATCGTAGATACCTTTCTTTTTTCTATATTTATTACTATATAAATTATTCTAATAAAATATGCCAGACGATAAAGAAAATATTAAAAAAGGTAATGAGGGTCTAAAGCAACAAAAGGATACAATATATTCTTTAAATGCAGAATATGAACAAGTAGGTAATACTATAGAAACAAAAATTCTAAATACCTTAGAAAAGGTAAATGAAACTTTAAAAACTCAAAATGATTTTCTAGGAAAAATAAGAGAAAGTACACTAAATACTTCTACTATACAAAATAAAGTTGAAAGTTCTTTAAAGAATATGAAAAAAGATTTTGAAGCTCAACTTAAATTAAGGCAAGATATAAATAAAGGTGCTGATATTTCTAAACAGCTTGAAGAAGAAATGATAGATCTTAAT